TATCGCTCCGATACCAGTAGAGATGAGGGCTAGGCGCATTATTTTCATGCCGGCCGCAGCCGCGAGAGACGCGCCTCTTACCGCCGCCATAGTCGCCGCCCATGCTTTGCCCGTGGCGTTTGCTATCCAGGTAGCTGCTGCCGCGGCTTTCATACGGGCAGCTGTGATCAAATACGCAGCATTTAACTTTAAAGTATTTAGATATTTAAGCTTAAACACACTATTTAAAAAACTTATGCCAGTCCCTAAAATTTTAGCTTGTTGCCATGCTATATTAAGACTCCACCATAAAATTTTAAGCATAGGAGCCACAGTGATAATAGCAAGCATACCGCCTACAATGCCAAATAGTGTTTTTGACAAATTTGGAAATTTATTAGTAAACTCGGCTATAGAATTTGTCACTTTTGAAAGTCCATTTACGATTAAATTTAACGTTGGCAAAAAGGCATCACCTATCGTGATACCCAAGCTTATGAAGCTTTGAGTAAGCCTTTCTAGTCCGCTTTTAGTAGTGGCTAGTTTAGCCTTCATCGCTTCGTCCATACTGCCTATCGCACCCTTGTCATTTACAAGTTTTACAGCCTGGTTATATTGACCGATCGCATTTACTAGCGAACCCATGTCGTCGGCAAATTGAGTACCGAACAGATTAGTTAGTACGCCCATTTGAGCCTTTTTATCGACTTTGGCTAGAGTGTTTAAAAACATATCAAGTCCGCTGCTAGCATCGCGTGCCATTGCAACCTTTAAGTAGTTTGCATCCATTCCAATGCTTTGCAGAGCTTTTTTAAATTTCTCGTCTTGTCCGTCGATATTCGCAAGCTTATTAAATAGCGAGTTCATTGCTGTTGAGGCCACTTCTGGAGCTTTACCTAGAGACAAAAAACTACTAGCAAGAGCTGAAATTTTATCGCCTTTAAGCCCAAGTATCGAGCCTGAGCCTGCCGTACGACCGATTACGTTTATGATATCTCTTGCCTTTACCATAGACATTTTATCGTCAAGATAGTTTATCTTATCGCCAAGAGTTGCTATCTCATCAATTCCTAGTTTTAGGTTGTTCATCGTTAGCGCAATCGCATCGCCAGCATCTTTACCACTCATATCAAATGCTACGCCCATTTTAGAGACTAACTTTGTAAAGTCTGCGATCTTTGAACTATCAAGTCCAAGCTGTCCGCCAGAGGCTGAAATTTGCGCTAGCTCGTTTGCATTTATGCCAAGTTCGCGACTTAGCTGTTTTATCTGCTCTCCTAAATTTTTTACCTCGTCCTCACTTTTAAAATCGACGTATTTTTTAACTTCCGCCATCGAGCTTTCAAAATCTACGGCGAGTTTAACCGGTACCACAAAGCTAGCAGCCGTTGCTAGAGTGCTTTGCCATTTACCCAGCTCACTACCAATCTTGCCTACATTCGTATCGATGTTTGCTTTAAGTGTGCCGATCTTAGCTATTTTTTCATTTAGCCCAGTAACGTTTTTGCCAACTTTTTCAAGCCCAGCACTAAGCTTGCTAAGTGAGCTTATATTGCCAGATAACGCACCAAAGCCAGCTGTTTTTAGGCTAATTAATATACCCACTTGCGTGCTATCCATTTTCGTTCTCCTTTTCTTGACTTTACTGGTTTTTTGGCTTAAAATATCCGTATGAAACGGCTCATTTTTATTACATTCGTCCTACTTTTAGGAACTCTTAGCGCCTATATGATCGAGGGTAAAATACCAAATAGCGATAATATCTCGGGCGGACTATTTTTCGGAACCATCTTGGCCGTACCAATCTTCGCTTTACTTAACGCTTTTGGATTAGCCCCGTGCGTCAAAGATCGCCCTACGCCTAATATGGATTTTCTTTTTGATGAAAAAAAAGACAGCAGCATTAGCATTTTTGTGGCTTTAGCTCTAATTTTTTCAGGGCTAATAGGCTTTTTTAGCATTGAATTAGCCCTTGCTTGCGCCTTTGGCTCCATACTATTTCAGGGCGTTATTAAATTCTTAATAAGCTATATCTTTTACGCCAAACTTTGAGATTTGGCCTTTGCAATTTCACTAGCTATTTCTAAAAAGCTTTGATACTCGTTAAGCTCGAGCTCCATTATTTCATTAAATGAAAAATGAAGCGTATGAGCTATTATTGCAACCCCTTCATAAGTCGGGGCTAACCTAAAAAATTAGTCACCATTCCTAAGATCAGGGCACAATCTTTTGCATCCAACTCATCAAGTTCTGCCTCACTTAGGCAAGTTAGTGTACTTGCTAGTTTAAATGTAAGTGCGCCTTCATCGCCTTTTGTACCTCTCATCGCAAAGCGAAGATCTCTACCTTTTGGATGTCTTACCTTTAGGTCTTTATCATCGCTTAGTTTTACTACGGTGTATTTTTCACCATTCTCTTCTATGATATTTGATTTTTCTACTCTAATTTTTGCCATGTTATTCTCCTAAATTTGATCTAACCCCTGCCATATAATCAACTCCACCTATAACGCATATCATATTTTCACTATCTTTTAGCACCATTGGCACACCATCCACGTTGATGTCCACAAAATGAGCTGATAGCTTAATAGTAACTTCTAACTCTTTTCCGCTTTCAAACTCAGATACTTCATAACTGATAATATCTCCAGTAAAGGCTGCACTAAAAGGCACAGCTTTACTTTTGCCGCTTTGGAAAATGCTAGCTTTAAAAAGCCACGGAATACGGTTAGTAAAGCTGTTTAGCCCCAAATTTACCCACATGTTTTTATCTAGCACACTAACTGTAAATTCAACCTCTGTTGCCTTTAGCATGCCAGTTGTGTAATTTGTACTAAGAGCTCCTTTGCTCTCTATCATTTCAAACTCTATTGTGGGAAGCTTAAGCTTTTTTGTTACACCAAGATAGCCGATTCCATCTATATAAACGTTACCTTCTTGGATTACTTGAGGAATTTGTCTTTTCATTGTTTATCTCCTTTATTTGTTTAACTCATCCATCAAAACGCTACCGTATTTATCCACGTAGATAAACTCAAGTGTAAGCTGCTTAACGATTGGATTGTTTTGCATTCTGACATCAAGGTAAAATTTACCAGCCGTGATAGTTGCGTCGGTGTTTTTTGCACTCCAGCTAAGCTCATATCCAAGAAGTACCTTTGCTCCAACTAGCTGACGAAGGAGCTCACTAACTGATCTTTTTGCATGATAAAGCTCACTAGCTTTTCTATCGATCGCAAACAGCACTCCCTTTTGGCAAGCTTGCGAAATACGATCAAATATTCTAACACGTGCTAGATCTTGCCAAATAGTATCTTGATCACTCGTTTCGCCACCCCAAGCCCTAAAACCACTCTCTCTGATAATGGTAGAAATTTTTGCTGCTCTGAGCTCATCAGCCGTGCAAGTTTCCCCAAGCTCAAAATCTATGTCTATTTGCGTGCCTGAAACCCCTATCATAACCCTGTTTGAATAGCTGTCGCTATATCCAAACTCGCTTGCACCATCTGTGTGGGCTATCATGCCGGCTATTCTCGCACTTTGCCCCTCATAGACATAAGCGTTCGTTTCATCATCCCAAACCTTGACATTTGGATAAGCAGCAACTAGCCTATTTGTACCAAAATCGCCCATTTTAACAATGGCTGCTGCTGCATCATCTGCTTTTATATCTACAATGCCAGTTGCTTTTAGCCTAGTTGCCATCTTTTCTATCTCACCCTTGATAGCATCTTCATGGCTAAAGCCAGGCGCGATTATTAAATTTGGGCTATAACCAAAGCGTGATTTAGCTTTAGCAAACGCTGTAACGGCACTTTTGCACTCCGTAATCTCATCGTTTGTGTCCTCATCGTCATCTTTTGTAAATACACTTAAAATTATTTGAGTATTTACGGCCTGATCTTCAATACCTTTTAAAGCCCTATAAATAGAGCCTTTTTTAAAAGCTTGGCTCGCATCCTTTTTAGCTTTGTATTTTGCCTCTAATGCTTCAAGTGCCTTTGCTGTTGTCATATAAAAATGTAGGCCATTTTCTAGCACCTCTTCATACCCTGCTATACCAATAGGTGTAGTACTTTCTACTGCTATTGGTCTTGCTGCCTCAGCTGATACGGTTACGTTTACACCAAATTTTGCTGCCATTTTTATTCTCCTTTTTGATTTACTTTTTTAAATGGATTTATACACCACACCGTTTTTAGATGTTTCTTATCATCTCCTTGAGTGAACTCTTTAAAATTTAAGGCATTTGCCCCTGCTATATCCATAAGCTTCCACCCTAAATATATCCTGCAATAAAATTTCCCATAGCGCACGATCTTATAAAACCCAAAACGCTCCCTGCCATCTTTTAAAGTGCAAGTAACTTTACAAAAACCACTCTCTTTGCCGCCATTACTGGTGATATTGGGATCACCTATGGTTTCTATGCTATATGGATTTACATCATCTACTTTGACGCCTAAAATTTCACTTGAAAAATGTCCTATCTTATTGCGTAATAGCCAAAGAAGTCTTGCTTTATATGTTCTATTAGTTGGTTCAGGATAATGGCTTTCTCTCCAACCACTATCGCCGTTTATTGCTGCACACTTACCATCGTAATAGTCGTTTGCATCCTCAAACCACCTAAATATCTTTGGCAGATGTTCATCATCTTTTTTACAAAATAGTAATGCGACTGGCACGACCACAAATGCAAGCAACTCAAGCACAAGTTCCACTGAAATGATCGCTATAAGTTGCAATATCTCTTTACTCTTTAGCATCATTTTCCTTTTTTGACTTCTTGCTTGGCTTCTCACTCTCTTTTGTTTCGCTCTGTTTGTATTCTGGGCACTTAGGACACTCGCTCCAAGTGCAAGCGCCGTCTTTATCTAGCTTTGATGCGCAAATTTCGCACCTTTTTACTTTTACTCTCATTTCCTATCCTTTTGTGTTGGTCTAGTTTGAACCACATCTGTGAATTCGTCTTTGTCTAAGTACCAGAACGGTTTTTTACCGTCCTCGTATTGAAATTTGGCAAAGTCATCTGGGTGCGCTCCAAGGTGCGCAAATACCCTGATAATATTTGTCATATTCGAGCTGTCCCAGCCCTCGCATTTTCTAGCACGCAAAAAGATCATGATAGGGCAGAGTAAAACGCCCAAAACAAGCGATAAAACGCAGATTATTATGTAGCTCATTTTCTTAGCTCCTCTCTTTGCACTATTAGCTCTTTTAACTCAGCCCTTAAGCTCTCTAACACGGCAGTATTGCCGATAATAAGAGCATGCTTTATATCATCCTCACATTCTTTTATATCTGCTTCAAGCTGTGCTAAAGCCTTAGCTTTTTCATCTATCTTTGGCTCTAAAAGCTTGTTTGCTTCTTCGTCGCTTATTGACGTTAGCCCTAGCTCTTTTATTCTTTGATTTAGTAGTTCTTGGCTTACGTTATTTTCATAAGCATAAATTTCACTATTATTATCTTTGTAGTATTTCATTTTTGCTCCTTAGCGTAGTTCCATCCACACAAAGGTAGATGGATTTATTTGGCTGTTCGACGATGTAGTGATTTTGTATGTTGCACCTGCTGGCACAACTGCACAGACATAACCGCTCCTGCTACCGATATTTATTTTTTGCGTCAGAACATTGTCTATTAAAAGTTGCATATCTTCTGATTGGTTATTTATCACGCCTGCTACATTTATCATGATTGCTCTATTGGTAGTATTCGTATATACTATGTCTTTTTTTCTTTGCGCGGTCATGTCTTGCCAAGCTTGCCCTATACCCAGCCCTTTATTTGCCTCTATTGCTTCAGCAACTGCTTTCTCAGTTACTGCTGCATCCTCTTGTTTGGCAGTTATTGAGTTTTTGAGTTTAACAATTCCTGATTTAGCTTCAGTCGCAAGTATCGTTTTATCGATTTGTCCAGCTATTGGAGTATTGACATTTTTGACCTTGATGATGACCACTACTGCCATATTATAGGGGCGGTTTTCGTCGGCTTTTTTCGTTGATGAAAAAATATCTGCGTTGTCTTTACCAGCTACACTTTTATATTCCAAATCTGATCCGGTATTTGAATAAGTAAAAGCTACTCCCCTAAAATCTGAAGTAGTATTCGTGCCATAAATGTATCTAGTGCCAGCATTGTCAGTTGTTAAGCTTTTTATTTGCAAATTTTTTGTATTTATCGCATCTTGTTGAGCTGTGCCAAGTGTGGCCGCATTGCCACCTATTGACCTCATAAACTTACCATCGGCGAAATTTGGCAAGTTAAAGCTTTCGCCACTTCCGCCGTATGTGTAGCCTATCACGTCAAATAGTTCGGTGTATTCTGCTTTTTTGAGAAATCTACCATCTGCTATCAAAAAGCCAGCAGGGATAGTCTTTTGGCTTGGATAGCTTAGATACGCACCTATCGGCAAACCGTCCGTTAGCTCGGTTTTTAGAGCGAATTTATCGTCGCTTTCGCGTTTGGTGTATGCATCGATCTTGTCGGTCTTTTTTAAAAATTGATTTTCGCTCCATTTTCTAGTAGCAAGCACTACGTTGTTATCAACTTTGAGTACGATACTATCATTTGCATTTGCGATTTGAAGTTTAAAGTTTAGCGTGATGTCTTTGCTTGACCCCTCGTTTAGAAGCGGCTTATAAGTATCTGCTAGCCTTGCTACCGCGAAAAGTGAGCCATCATCACAGTATATGCCAGCCGTTTTTATGTAAAATCCGCCAACTTCAGGCGGTATTATGGCATCGACGTCGAGGATATTGCTGTCACTCTCGTCTATCGTTATGGCATTTATAGCACCTCTATATTTCTCATTTGGTATTGATGTAGTCTGCTCGCTTAGCTCTCCATCGTAATCGCTTACTACGATCTCTTTTAGTGCTATCTTTGATCCATCACTAGCGGTTTTTAGTAGCTTATTTATGCCGCTTGATGTTAAAAGTGTGTATTGTTTCATTTATCATCCTTTTATCTTGCAAAATTTGTTTTGTGCTGATTGGTATGCTTATGATCTCGTTTATCTGCGTAGTAGCGCCAAATTTAAAGCTTGCTCTTTGGCTTATATTTGAGACCACATAAGGATCTACGCTTATGTTTTCACCGCTAAACGTATAAGAATAAGCCTTTAAATTTATGCTAGCAGTCGCTTTTATGCTTGCTCCATCATATACGCTACGCACGTTTTTATAGGTGTTTATGATCTCATCAGATCTCTTTAGTGTCTGTGGGCTTACTCCATTTTTACTTGCATCAAGCTCTAGTTTGAAGTGATAAGGTAGTCCTGCATAATCGAACCACTCTTTCACCTTGGCATCTGCATAAAGTGCGCTTAACGCCTTGTTTAGACTATAAAAAGTGCCTGAGTAGTAATGTATCTCAAAAGCGTTTTTTATGAGCTCTCTGGCTTCATTTTCGTTTAGTCCATCAATATCTACATCAAAGCTAGCCCCAAGTACTGGCAGTAAATTTTTTGGAGCTTTGCTTGCAAGAGTATTTATGACACCAATGTCTAGATCCTCAAGCCTTACACCAAAAAGCAAGTCAAATTTCTTATCAAATTTACTTTTATGGTTAGGTAGCAAGCTCATAATTCAGCCTTTTTGTAGCTTATCTCATAGCTTAAATTTACAAATTCTTTTACGCTTATCTTTTTATCATTAAGTGGCTCTTTAAGACTTACTCTATAAACGCCGTTTTGATGTAGATTTTTATAGATGTAGCTTAAATTTAGATCCTCTCCAAGGCTAAGGCTAGTTGGCAGAGCTGATATAGCTTTAGCTACTTCATCTTGAAAGAGCATATCTGTTAGCTCAAGGGTAGCTACTACCTTTACATCTATCTTTGTAGCATTTAACACGCTTAGATTATCGGTTAGTGGCCTGACCTTTTGGGCACTTAAAAAGCTCTCCACATCTTTGCGTGTCTCTTCGCTCATGTCAGTAGTTTTTAGATAAATTTGCACCACTCCAGCACCGCCATTTAGCACACTACACTCCAGCACCTTTGCATTTGCACTTAGTGTTTGATAAGTATATGCTTTAGCGCTACCTGCAGTTGAGAAACGCTCTAGGCTTAAAACTGCACGCTCTCTTAGCCTATCATCGCTTTCACGCTCGGCTCCACCTTCAAACTCACTTAGCTGTTTTGCTTTTAGGATAAAAGGCAGCGGCGTTTGGATATATTCGCACTTTGCTTTGCTGGTTTTTGTAAACTCATCTAAGATGATCACTCCAACAGCTTTTAGCTCATTTGCTCTTATTACAACTTCACTTTTTAAGCTAGCTATTTCACCATTTTCGCTGCGTAAAATTAGCCCTTTTGGCAAATATGTATCGCTGCTTCTTGGCATTGAAAGACTAAACTCACTCTGCGCGGTTGGCTTCTCTCCTTTTAGTCTCTCTATGCCATAAATCGCTACTATGTTATCAAGGTCATCTCCAGTAGAAAATGGCAGCAACATTGCCTTAACGCTATCATTTATCCTGGCTCGCAAGAGCAGTTCTCTATAAGCTAGCGTTTCAAGAAGTGCCGAATAATTGTCACTTTCAAGTAGTGAAATTTCATCATCAGTTAAATGTTCTTTAAAAAGGTTTTTAAGATTATTTAAAATTTCATCATATTTAAGTACCTCAATAACGTTTGGATATGGAAGTTGTTTTAAATTCATTTTTTACTCCTCACATGAGCATAGCCCATGTTCCGGCAGGAAGCTAAAGCTCCCTTGACCCACCTAAAGCTATGTTTGCTACTCGCAAACTGCAGTTTATAGATAAAACTCATATCCTTACCTCTATCTCATCACCACTCATAAGCACTACTTTAAAGCTAAGCTTATGATCTTTTAGACCCATAAGACGAACTTCATCGATCTTGACTCTCTTTTCCCATTTTTCAACCGCCTCTATCACAAAGCACGCCAGATCAGCACGAAATTCATCATCCACCTTGCGATCTATTAGCTCATAAATTCTGCTGCCATACTCAGGCAGCATCACCCTTGAGCCAAGCGGAGTTAGGAGTATGTCTTTGATAGAGTTTTCTATATCAATGAGATGTTTCACCATTAATCCCTTGCAAGTCCATTATTGGTATGATCTGTTAGGTTGCCACGTGCGTCACTTACGCTGCCGCCAAAGTTTGCATTACCACCTGTTGTGATTGAGCCAGTGATCCTTACATCTCCATTTATCTCAAAGCTACCACTACCACCACCAACTCCGGCTGTATTTATCGCCCCTTGTATCAAAGTGTTGCCAAGTAGCTTGATACTTGGACTTTTTATTGTTGTATCGCTGGCCTCCACCATCACATTTTTAGCCTTTACATTTGCGTTATCGCAAGTTATGTTTATAAGCTTTGGAGATGAAATTTCAAGGCAAGAGCTAGAGCTGTCATAGCTCATCTTTATGCCATCTTCAAAACTTATATGTACTTTCTTATCAGTTGCATCAGTTCTATGTGAACTTTGATAAAGCCCACGAAGCACCACGCCTGAGTTTAACTCATCATGCACAGGTAGCACTAGCACTTGCTCTCCTACACGTATTGGCGAAAAGCTCACTGCATAAGAGTTGGCATGTGCTTGAAATACCGGCAAAAAATCAGTTACCATCGAACCAATGGCGACTTTTGCACGGTCATCTCTTACTTCACTTATAATTCCAACTTCAATCATTTATATGCTCACTAAATTTTTTATTTCTTGGCGTTCTTGTGTACTTTACGCTATGTTTGATCTCTTTTACATCATCATGTATTTCATTGAGCTTCTCTTTATTTATGGCAAAATTTGCTGCTAAGATATCGCTTAGTTTTTCAGTGGCACTACTTTGTTTATTTATCGCTTCACTATTTTTATTGACCACATCGATCATCAAATCAGTGTTTTTGCTCGTATATCTACTAAGTAGCCAAAAGATCACCACAAAGCCTATAAAGCCAAAAATCGCCATAAAGACGATAAATTCATTTAACCCCCATGATCCAGCTAAATTTATTAATCCTGCTGTCTCTCTTATCTCATTGCCAAAATCTAGGCTATTTTCCATCTTCTTCCTTTATTCCAAGACATTGTTTTAGTTTTTTTTCGCAATCGCGGTAATAAAGAGCAATCTTCTTGTCCATCTCAAACGTGCCATTATCTTTGGGTTTTAGTGGCATTTTGGCATTGCATTTTACGGGTATATATTTTTCTTTATAAACAACTATAGGCTCAGACACTTGCTTATCTGCACAGCCTGAAAAAAGTAGAATGAGCACCATAAAAAACACTAATATTCTCATTTAAACAGCTCCTTATATGCAGCCAACTCGCTTTCGCAACTTTTATCTTTGACGTAGATTTTCTTTATTCTCTCGACCTCTTTTGATGGGGTATCGTCGATCTTTACCGCAGCAGCCTTTATAGCTTCGTTTTGTGAAGCAAGAGCTGTATCGCAGGCACTTAGATTGTTTTTGACTGTAGTGTAGTCCTTGGTTAGTCGCTCGTTTTTCTCTTTTTCGCTTTCAAGGTCTTTAAGCAAGACGGAATTTACGCCCTCTAGCCTTGAATTTTCGAGGAACAAATTTATGCAAGCAAAACCTAAAAGCGCAGCTAACGCAAAACCTACGATAGGAAGTTTAGTCGCCAAAAATCCCATCAAACACCCTTGTTTATGATTTCTACTGTTAGCGGCTTATTCTTGGCTCGCTCCATAAAGGCTTCAAGTGTCTTTTTGCTATCGTAAATCCCTCTTTCATCCGCTTTCGCACCTATCAAAACGCAGCCTAGCGTATCTTTGGGGTAGTTCCCTGCGTGAATGAGTATACGGCGGCTTTTGCTTACCTTTTCGTTAAAAAGCGTCGCTAAAACCCGTCCGAAGCGCGGGCTATACTCCCACGCCGTCTCGTATACTCCTTGCGGCACGCGTAGATCTCGCCCCGGCGTTACACAGTCTTCGCCCGCGGGTTCAAGGGTGTAGCCTGAAAGTAGCGGCTTTTCGTCCGCTTCGTGCAGTTCAAACTTTCCTATAGTACCGTCACTTATATTTTTAAAGCGCGTTATCGTTAGCTTCACAATAAGCCTCCTAGTACCTTTTTTGCTCTGTTCGGCGTTTGTTTTGCCCAAAGAGAATTCATGCCGCTTTGATAGGCGGCTCTATATTCGCCCGCTCTTATATGGTGCATCGTGGTTACGAATTTTTTAACCTTTGAAACGTCTAGCTGATAGGCCATTTCTATAACCACTTCTTGGACGTTTTGCGGTTTTTCCTTTAGCCAATCAAACGTCGCAAAGACTACAGGAGTAAGTTTTTCAAGCTTGAGTTTTAAAATTTTATCTGCGATATCTTTACTCATAGGCTCCGCCTTCCCGCCGTTTAGCGCTAGCTCGTCGGCCGTAAGCGCGGCAAGCAAAAAGCCGTATCCCACGGTAGAGTAGCCAAACGTATCTTTATATACCTTGTTACTAAAGCCCTCGTTTTCTTTGATTTTTTCTATTAAGGTCATGGCGTCCTCCAAACTTTTGCCGCAATATTACGCCATGCCCGCCTCAGAAATCTATCACGATTTTTTGTTAAAAAACTTTGTCAAAGTCCTGTAATAGATTTTCGGCACAAAACAGCCCATAATTCGCACAAAAATACACCAAAGGCGGTAAATGCTGGAAGAATTTGAAAAAGAACTTATAAACACGATTAAAGAAGTGATCGAACAAAAAAGCTCGGTAATTAGAGCATATTTGGGCGAGTTTAATAACAAAGAAGAGATGGAGTTATTGATAAAAGGCGGCGAGAGCTTCGTATTCGTAGAGTTCGTGGATGAAAAATACGAAAACGTAGTAGAACGAAGCGCGACGTATAATATTCATATACTAGCCTGCACTTCAAACAAAAATCAAAACTACCGACAAGCCAATAAATTTAAAGCCTACGCTCTATGCGAGGCGATAGATAAAAAGCTAAGAAACTCAAATTTATGTAACGAGTTTAGAATAGAACCCCAAAGTGCTAAGGCGTCGCTAAACGATATTACCGACTACGGCTACGTCTACGTGCTCACCAGGCAGATACGAACGCAATTTTTAGAAAAGGATGAATTCTTATGCTCATAACAAAAGACTTAATCACACTAAAGGACGATAAAGAAGAAGTTTTAAGCGAAATTTGCCTGGCCGTAACCGGCTTTTGGCAAGGACATGCTGGAGGAACGTTTAGTATAGACGCTGCAGACATAGAAAAAATGAAGCTAAATTTCGACAAGCGTAGCCTAGATATAGTGATCGACTACGAGCACCAAACTTTAAGCGGAGAGATAGCGCCCGCGGCGGGCTGGATAAAAGAGCTTTTTATAAAAGATGGCGCGCTTTACGGGCGTGTAAGTTGGACAGCCAAAGCAAAAGAATTCATCAAAAACGGCGAATATAAATATCTTAGCCCGGTTTACGACTTTATGGGGATAGATGAAAAAACCGGAGCTTGGCAGGGGTGCACGTTGCACTCGGCGGCGCTAACTAATAAGCCGTTTCTTGACGAGCTGGGCGAAGTAAGAGCGAATAAAAATTTTACAAAGGAGACAAACATGGATGATGCAAAAAATCCAAAAGGCGAGCCGCAGGCTCAGACTGCTACGCAAAACGGCGCGAACTATGAGGCTCAGATAGTCGAGCTTAAAAATCAGCTTGACGCCTCTAAACAAGAGGTCGCTACACTAAAAGAACAACTAGCTCAAAGCGCGGTAGACACGGCTATTATCGCAAATAAGCTGCAAGAAAGTCAAAAGCAGTGGGCACTCAGTTACGCAAAAGCCGATTTAAACGGTTTTAATGAGTTTTTAAAAGGCGTTATGCTGCCGCAGCAAAAAACGAGCATACCGAGTAACGATATGTTTGCCAACAAAAGCCAATCAGACGTAGAGATAGACGTCGTTAAATTTGCATTAGGAGGAGAATAAAATGTCTAATGAACAAAAAAAGCCAAAGACCATCGGAGATGTGGTCGTAAACAAGGTGCTCGGCGTTAACGCCAAAGTAGAGACCACAAAGGCCCTAGAGTGCGGAGCCGTGCTATTTAGCATTAACGGCGGCGAGAGTTTTGCGGCCGTAACTAGCGACAACCAAACTACGACCATCGCAAACGCCCAAGCAGTATTCGGGGTGCTATGCGACAATGTAGAGGCCACAGGGGACGCAGACGTGCTTGTGCTCGGCGAAGTGATGCTGGAAAATGCCGCGGCGGAGCTAAAGACCGCATTATTCAAACAAAAAATCATAGTTAGATAAGGAGATAAAAAATGGATGAACTTTTAAAAAAATTTACGGTCGAGGCGATGACTGAGATCATAATTCAGACTAAGGTCGATCAAAATTTTATAACGGATACGTTTTTCAAAAAATGGACTCCGACGCTTTCCAACACCCATAACATTATCATCGAAAAAGGCGCGGGTATAATCCTTGAAAGCGTTAGCGAAAACGGAGAGCACTTAGTGACAAAAAATCCCGACCAAACTATCATCTCTGTACCGCTTCCTCGCTTCCCACAGTATGATCCACTCCCAGCTAGCGAGATGAATTTACTAAGAACGCTCAATACCCAAAGCGAGCAGCTTAAATCATTGTCTGCGGCTATCGGCAAAAAACTAGCTAGCCAAAAGAGCAAGATCACCAACACCGTAGAGTATATGGCCATAGGCGCTATTTTCGGTAAGGTAATGGACGGCAAAGGAAAGGTGCTGTTTGAGCTTAGCGCAAATAGAAAAGAGATAACTATCACGAATGCGACTAAATTATTGGATTTATTAAGCGATATCGAGGCTGCTCAAAAAGAGGTGTTAGGCGTTGCAAAGCCGTATATCGCGCTAGTAACTAGAGAACTTTTTGGCGAGCTGCTTAAACTAGCCCAAGCCCAAGAACTTCTAAAGCTAGAATCCTGCGGAGTCATTGACAGTAACGGCGTTTTAACCCTTAAACTTTTTGGCAAGACCTTTATGCCTTACGATGCCTCGTACAAAAACACAAAAGGCAAAGATACGAGCTACATGAGTGGCAAAAAAGGCGTAGTAGTGCCTTTGATGGACGACATCTTTGAGGTAGTTTATACGAGAGCAAACCATACGTCTGCCATCGGAAAGGCTCCGACGAAATTCTTCGCTGCAGCTCCCGAGGTGCTCGACAAAGGTATGGGTTGGGGCATTGTTAGCGAAAGCAGACCGCTTCCGATCTGCAATAGGCTTGACGCAATCATCGAGCTAAAAATGTAACAAATCGATTTAAAAGGGCTTCACGTCCTTTTAAATCAAAAACGACTAAAACTACGAGAAAAATATTTTAAACGTTTTAACGCGCTTTTAACGCTCGCTAAAAGCTAATAACGAATACGGTCAAAAGGTTTAAAATATTTGGAGACAAAATAATGGTTTTAACAAACGAGGATCTACTAAAAGAAGTTTCTACTAGAGAGTTGCAAGAGCTCAGCGACTTTGAAGGAAGCGGTGCCGTTAATCAAGGCGTCATAGACGATAGCGTAAACGATGCCTTAGCTTATATCTCTTCTTTTATCAAGCTTCCGCAAAACCCTACGCCACTATTAAAAGACATCGGCGTAAATTTGACTATTATCGAGCTCAAAAAGCGCAATAACTTTCCCAAAGAGGCGCTGAATGAGCAGATAGAAAAGATGGATACCCTACTTTTGAAGATGGCTAACAAGAAGCTTCCGAGCCAAATAGAAGACGATAGTGCGCCCAGGCTCGGCATAAGAGCATTTAGGCACAGCGAGAAAAAAATGGACTTAAAGGATTTAAATGGCTGAGAAACCGAATATCAAAGAGCTAGCAAAAGAGCTATATTTAAAAGGCTTTAGCCTTGAGCGCATAGCTGAAATTTTAAACAAGACCGTAAAAACCATAAAAAACTACAAATCTCAAAATGGCGACTGGGACGAACTAAAAGCCGCAAGCTATCTAAACAAAAGCGGCGAAGATAAGCAAAACATCTATCAAAATTTCATCGAAGAGATGCGCCTGGCGGTCAAAGATATCAGAGAGAGCGAACTGCCTGCGGGCAAAAAGGCTGAGGCGCTTTCAAAAATAGGTGACAGCTTCGTCAAGATGACCAAAGTAGCAAGCTACGAAAATCCGGCGGCATACCGCCTAAGCATCGCTAAAAAGGTCATTATGCTAGTAGTCGATAAATTTAAAGATGACGAGAACAAAGAGTGTATCAAAAAACTCGTCGAGCTCATCGAGAGCGAGAAATTTGTCAAAGCTATCGAAGAGCTCGACGTTTAGGATGACGCATGCTTTTTTCAAGAGATGAGTTAGATAGCTTCTTAGAAGACAGTAGAGAAACGCACAAGCAAGCCGGCGCCGTAGAACCCGAGCTTAGCAAGCTCACGCGCAAAGACTTTTACGGCTGGCTAGAGGAGCTTAGCGGAGAGCTAAAAGAGCAGATACATCTAAATAGCCCTTTATCCCCCAAAGATAAGGCCGCAAGAGTACGGCGCGCTGAGCGTGATTTTATGTTTTTTGCAAGGACTTATTTCCCACACTATTTTAGTATTAGTAGCTCTTGTGCGCTTCACGAGGATCTAGCACAGATTTTTGAAGCTATGACGCAAAACGCAAGCGGAGACAAATACGCCCGCGCCGCGCCGCGCGGTCATGCAAAGACGACGTACTGCTCACAGCTTCTTCCGCTTTGGTGTATTTGTTTTGGCAAGAAGCGATTCATAGTCGAAATTTCAGATGCCGTGGAGCTCGTTGAGGGGTGTCTTGAAGCCATCAAAGCCGAGCTTGAGGACAACGCAAATTTAAAAATGGACTTCCCGCACGTCTGCGGCGCAAGCAAGAACTGGAAGATAGGCGAGTTCGTCTCTAAAAACGGAGTCAAGCTTAAGGCGTTTGGCTCGGGTAAAAGACTGCGCGGTGTGAAGTTCGGCGTTTATCGCCCCGATCTAGTAGTTCTAGACGACCTGGAAAACGACACCAATGTGCGCAGTAAAGAGCAGCGCGACAAGCTCGAGGAGTGGCTTGATGAAGCCGTGCTGAATTTGGGCAGCGTAGACGGTAGCCTCGACGTGCTTTATATCGGCACCGTACTTCACGCAGATAGCGTTTTAGCTAGGAAGCTCAAGCTTAAATTTTGGAATGCCAAAAAGTACCAAAGCATCATAAATTACCCAAAGCGTATGGATTTATGGGAGAGATGGAGCGAGCTTTACAAAAACGTCTCAAAAGAGGCTAGCGAAACGTTTTATTTAAAAAACAAAGCCCTTATGGACGACGGAGCGCGGGTGCTTTGGAAGGATGCGTTACCGATTTTAAAACTCATGCAAAAGCGCGCCGAAAACTTGAAATCTTTTAACAAAGAACAGCAAAACGATCCTAGAAGCGAGACTCAAATTTTCACCAAAGAGAGTATGTATTTTTACCGCGAGCTTCCGAGATGCGATTACTTCGTGATGTATATCGACCCCGCAGGCGAAAAGAAAAAGAGCGATTATACGGCTATAACGGTGCTAGGAGTAAGCAAGGCAGAAGCCAAGATATACGTAGCAGAAAGCATAGTAGAGGTCATGAAGACCAAAAAGACCATCAAAGAGATCATTAGGCTTAATCAGCTCTATAAATGCCGCGTTTGCGCGATAGAGAGCAACGGCGGGCAGGAGTTTTTTAGAGGCTGGATCAGAGAAAAAGCCTTTGAGGTAGGCATTAAACTACCTTTAAAAGGCGTGAATAATACCGCAAGCAAAGGGCAAAGAATAGAGGAGCTTGAAGTGCCTATAGAAGACGGCGAAATACTCTTTCATCAAAGCCAAAGCCTGCTCATCGAACAGCTTACGGAGTACCCCGAAGCCAAGCACGATGACGCGCCCGACAGCTTGGCGGGCGCATACGACTTAACGAAGCTAAAAAAGAAAGTAAAAAGGCGCATAAGATGAACAAGAAAAGACTGAATTTTAAATACATAAAACCAAACAGAAACGATAGAATTCAGACGCCTATCGTAAAGCGCAAGAGCGCCGTTATTGCCCAAAACGGTACCCTGATAGATTTGCTGATAAATACGGGAGTTTCCAGCATTGGCGACGACGATATGGATATGATACTAGCCGATCTTACCGTTACGCAGTGCGACGTGAGCCGCAAGTCCGTGACCGAGAAAAAAGAGATTCAAATCGTTTGCGACGATGAAAAAATTAAGGGCGAATTTAAAAAGATTTTTAACCCCGACGTCGTCAGCCAAATTTTAGAAACCTATCTTTACGGACTAAACGTATTTGAGATCAACTACAAAGAAAAAGAAGGGCTTGTATACCCAAGACTCGTGCAGCGCGATTTTAGGCAGTTTAAATTTAACGACGCGAGCGAGTTCGTGTTTAACGCCGGCGGAAGCGAGCAGAGTATTCCGCCTTTAAAAGTTATATATGCATTAAATAGGGCAAATTTTAGAAAAGTATACGGAGACGGGCTACTTAAAAAGCTGTATTTCCCCGTCAAAATGAAAAACGCCAGCTTGAAGTTTTGGTTTAGGTTTTTAGAAAAATTCGGATCGCCCTGGGCGATAGCAAAAACTAGCTACGAGCCCGACGAAATGGCTGCGGAAGTACAAGCTATGCTTAGCGGCGATAGCGCGGTCATAGACACGGACGAGGAGATCACGCTGGTGCAGCCTACCTCAAACGTAGATTTTACGAGACTTCCCGCATACCTCGACAATCAAATCAGCAAGGCTATTTTAGGCGCAAATTTGACTAGCGACGTAAAAGAGGGAAGCTATGCCGCAGCGAAGACACATAATGAAATCAGAGAGGATTTAGCCGCAAACGATGCTAAAATTTTAATCTTCGTGATGAATAAAGCCATAAGCTTTTTTAAGGAGATAAACGGCTATAACGGCGAGCTTTACGCCAAACTATTCGACGAAGACGCTCCTAATACCGAGCGCGCCGAAAGAGACAAGACGCTATACGATATGGGCTTTGCTCCGACCAAAAAATATATAACCTCGACTTACAATATTGAGATCGACGAAAATGCCAGGGTGCAAGAGAAAAATTTAAAAGCCAATAAAGCGAATTTAGCAGCCTTAAAAGGCTCTTTAAAGGCTTTAGATAGATTTGATAAAGCCACGGACGAGATGGATATAGAAGACGGCGAGATAGAAGCGGCCTTAAACAAACTAATTGCAAGTAGCGAGACTTATGAAGAGGCTTTCGATAAGCTTTACGAGCTTTACGATCTACCATTTGAAAAGCTTGAGCCCTTGATGTTTAAAGCCGTAGCCAATGCGCAGATGTTGGGATATCTAGATGAAATTTAGTTTTTTCGAGGAGCCTACGGCGGTTTATGAATATTTAAAGAGCAAAAAGCCCCAAGCGCACTTTGATTACGACGAGATTGTGCACGACGCCCACAAAAAAGCTTTTACGATAGCCAAGATGACAAATTTAGACCTTTTAAAAGATATGCAAAGTTCGCTTACAAAAGCTTTTAAAGACGGCATTGGGTTTGACGAGTGGAAAAATAGTGTAAAGCCTATGCTGGCAAAGAAAGGTTGGCTGGGAAATATCAAAGTAAAAGACCCAAAGACTGGTGAAGAAAAAGAAATTTACGTAGGTAGTAGGCGGCTAAGGACTATATTTAACACCAACATGAGAACGTCCTACGCCAAGGCTAGGTATGAAAGCCAGATGCAAAGCCTAGGCGAATACTTCCGCTATACTGCAGTGCTTGATAGCAGGACAAGAGAAGCTCATAGAAAGCTTCACGGCAAGACACTACCTAAAACTGATAAATTTTGGGATACCAACTATCCGCCAAATGGCTGGGGGTGTCGCTGCAAGGTGCAGGTACTAACTGAGGCTGAGTGTATAGCTAGAGGTATCGTGCCACTTGCAGATGGTTCTTTTTTACCTCAAGCTGCAGAAAAAGACTTTAGATACAACCCAGGTAAAGTCGATAAGACAGACGAAATTTTAAAAGATAAGCAAAATAAGGCCTTAGACGCCATTACTTCAACTCTTGCAAAGAAAAATTTAAAACAGACATTAGAAAACTTCGAGCACGAGCGAGACGTTTACGTTTGGCAAAAAAGCTTAGATGATATGGTAAATGCCGTAATTGGCGGTAAAATCATCAAAGATAAAATTTACCAAGTGGCTCAAGTAGGGGAGTTAAAGCAAAGTATCAAGAAAAATCTAAAAATCATCGACATAGATCCCAAAGCATCCAGTATAGCCGTTTATCAAAATACCATCTCGCACATCACGAGAGATAGCAAGCCGAAGGGAAAAGAGCCCAATATCGATGAAATAAAAGCCGTAGTAGGCGTATTTGACGAAGCTAAACGCGTATTTTACGATAAAAAGGACAATGTTTTACTATATTTTTATAATAGCCTACAAAATGATAACATGGTAAATTACGCCGTCATCCGCCTAGACTATACGCTTAAAAAATTTAAAACCGATAATTTTATAGCGACTATTACGAGGATACCCGTAGAAAATTATAAAGCTATTTTGAAAGATAAAAAAAGATACATAAGGATAAAGTAGATAAGGCCGGGCATCGAACCCAAGTCATATACAGCTTGCTTTCGCAACTGGAACCCTGCCAAATCTGGGCCATCTCTTATCTACTTTGTGTAATTATACCACATTTTAAGAGGGCAAACGCAATGATAGAAGTTAAAGGCCTAGAAGAGCTGCAAACTAAGCTAAAATCTATGCAAAATATCGACAAAAAAACCAAGCCGCTAATGCAAACGCTAGGCAATATCTTACAAAACGAAATAGAAGATAGTTTTGAGAACGAGAGCAGTCCGTTCGGACAAAAATGGCAAGCCTTGAAACCTAGCACTATCAAGCAAAAACAAAGACGTGGAAAATCTCTTAATATTTTAAGATCAGATGGAAATTTAGCAGATAGGTGGATAGTTAAAGCGGATGATAAAAAAGCTACAGTATCTAATAATACGAATAAAAACGGCTTTGCTTATGGCCTAGTTCATCAATTTGGATCAAATAAAGCAGGGCGTAGCCACAACATAAAAATTCCAGCTAGAGCATTTTTGCCAGTAGATAAAAATAGAAATTTACCAAAAGATCTAGAAGATGTGATAAAAAAGGTGGTGATAAAATTTATAAAAGATTTTTAGTTACAACTATCAAAGCCCCATTTTTAGGGGCTTTTTGACTATAGTTGTATAATTGTAAAAGTTAAAGCTCTAGTTCGGTTTGTATAAAGCTAATATTTTCATCTATCTTAGATGCCACATAAGCCATATACGCACCCATATCCTCCCATTTTAGCACTTCATCAGCACAACTTGCAAGCACAAGCGATAAGCAAAGAGCCTTTATATCAGCTATCGCACCTTTATAGTCTATACTCTCTCTTACTGCGGCTAAATCTTTCATCTCTCACTCCTCTATTAAACTATAACTATATGTATATTTACCAGCATCAAGTAGATTAGCCCTCCAGTAAATCCCATCATAACTATGTAGCCAGTTTAACGCCGAGCGGTTATTTTTATAGGTGCCAACCCTTGCTAGTAGCTCACCTTGCTTTATGCCTTCTTCTTTTTTAAGCACAGCGATAACCTTTTCTATAAATTTCTCTTCATTGCTTAGCCTTTTATGATAGACCCTGCTAGTAGGCTTATCGCACAGAGAAAATGGCTCGTTTTTTTGCTTTAATAGCTCTAGTATCGTGCTGTTTTGGTTAAGCATAGTTTGCATGGCTGAAGCTATAATATCTAAAGCCTTGCTATTTGTATTAGAAGCATTTCTTATCATCGCTTCCATTTTATTAAAAGCGGCAATAAACTCTATCTTAAATTTATAGAACTTCTCACCGCTAAAACTCATGGCTAAAAGAGTGAAGCCATCTTTGGTGATTTGATACATAGGTAATTTTCGTCCCGTTATATCGTTATATTCACTGAGCCGAAAATTCGGCTCAGTGAAATTATCTCGCGGGTAACCCTTTATCGTATCTAATATATGCGTATGCCTTTTCTCAAAAACCTCCGCAACTTGTAGAGAGGTAGCGAAAATCTCGTCGCCACTTCTTATAAACTCGATATCTACGCCATTTATATTAATTAACGTATTCATTTTTAAGCTCCTTAACCTCTTTTTCAAGTTTGCGCATTTTTAAAGCCAGTCCCAAAATTGAAGTTGCAAGGACAACTAATAAAATCTCACTCATAACCGCTCCTTTATGGTATAATCTTAAAAGGTAAAAGATGCAAGGGGCTTTCGCCCCTCGGTTACCGCTTCATTGCTTGTATAATTGCAGTTATCAAGCAAATTACCGCAGTGATTAGCTCGAGCACTTCACTGACTGGCATCTTTTACTCCTTTCTATCAAAGTAACGTTTAGTTATCTTTGATGAAGTAATTATAACTATTATATACTTAAAGCCTACTTAATTTTATAATTATAAATGATTTTTATCTAAATTTTAGTAATTATTCTATATAATTACATAAAAATAAAAAAGGATTGAAATGAATAGGGATGATTTTAAAGATTTTTTAAATCGTAGCGGTATAAACAAAAAAGAGCTTGCCGAGCTTTTAGGGCTATCATACGGCACAGTAAATAACTGGGGTAGTTCAAATCCATATCCAGAGTGGCTTAAAAGTTGGTTTGAAAATTTTATCAAAGCAAAATCATACGAAGAAATTAAAAAAGCGGTTTTTGAGATAGAAAAAATTTAAATTATTTTAGTTATTTTTTATATAATTTTACAACAAAAAGAGATAAAAAGGCTAAAAATGACAAAAGAAAATCTAACGGAAGCTTTAAAAAATCTAGGTATTTCAAAGAAAGAATTTGCCGAAATTTGCAATGTTTCGTATATGACTATCAATAATTGGAATGATGAAAATAGACCCATACCCGCTTGGGTAGAACCCTTTTTATTTTATTACGAAAAAGGCAAAACTCTCGACGAGCTTTTAGCCATAATCGAAAAGTATAAAAAATAAACGCCTTTTAATGAAAAATAAAGGATAGAGATGGATATACAAAGATTTGAAACAAAATTAAACGAGTTAAATTTAACAAAAAAAGAATTTGCGAGTATGGTTGGTGCCGTTTATAACGGCGTTGTAAATTGGAATTCAAAGGGCGAAACGCCAAAATGGGTAGATAGTTGGCTAGAAAATTACGAAAAAGGCAAAACCCTCGACGAGCTTTTAGCTATAATCGAAAAGTATAAAAAATAAACGCCTTTTAAGGTAGGCTCGTCCGTTTTTACCTGTAGATAGAGGCAGTAAGCTGCCTAGTAAAACCAAAGAAATTATAAAAAGAATAGTCGTAAATTTCGTAGAGGGTAGCTTTAGGTAGAACTTTTTTAAGATTTTAAGTTTGTTTATCGCTCGGTATCGAACAAACTAGGCTCTCTTAACTCTTTGGTTATGGCACAAACGCTGTTATAGCTCAAGTTATACTTCGCGGCGATCTCGCGAATGACTACTGGACGTGGCTTGCCTAGCTCTATGCCTTCTTCGTATTCTTTGAGCATATCGTAATTCCTAAACGTACCTTTGTAGCTGGGTACGTAGATATTGGCTCCACCGTATTCTTTGATGATGTCGGCCATGTTTTCGCTCTCTTTGACGCGGTTATAAAACTCGGCGAATAGATCAAAGCTATTTATCATTTGTAGTATTTGTCTTTCATTTGAATAAGGGCTTGCACGACGTCGGCAGCATCAGTCCTTGACAAAAATTTAAGATGCAAAGGTCTGATTTTAACTATCCTAAAGATAAACTCTCTTAAAGCCATGCCCGTTTTTACGTTGGCTATCTCTTCCCAGATACCGGCAATAGTTTCAAGTTGTTTTTTAGTGGCGTATAGGCTTCCTTTAGCAGGCGTTAGATCTTCGCCGGCTATAAAAGAAGGACTAGACGTTTTGTGTGCTTTGGTTTTGCGGGTTGCTTTGCTTTTTCGCGCAGGTCTTTTAAAATTTGTGTCTTTATGGGGCTTATATCCCACAACCTCTAGCACGACCCTAAGCTCCTCTATACTTAGCTCTTTCAGGCTATCTTTGCCAAATTGCGCTTGTAAATACACCTTCCTGCACTCGTCGTCCACGAAATAGTTGTGCTTCAATATTTGTATCATTTTTATATAGTATTTTTTTAGTTCGCTCGTATTCATCTCAAACCGCCAAATTTAAGGTATTTTCCCTTATAGTTGTAATAGTTGTATCGGTTGTAGTCTCCGATTTGCAACTATATATCATGCTTTTGCCCATTTTACGGCTAAACCATAGCTTGCCGTCGAATTTATCGAGGCAATCCCTAGCCGTTCTATCGTCTTTTTCGTAGTTCATAGCGTTTAGCAACTCGGTTTTGTTTAGATCTCCGCTGGCTAGTATTTTTTGCGCTAGAGTAGTAAAATTTAGCTCGTATTCGCTCATTCTAGCTACTTCTACATCAAGCTCGTTTAGTTCTAAATTTAGCGTTTTTACGCAAAAACCGCTATCTTTTACTCCGGCTCTTTCTTTGGCTACTTCAAGTAAAAAATTTAACTCGTTTTCCTTGCTAGGGCGTTTTAGTAGATGATACATAACGTCTAGAGAATTTCTTATATGGTTGCTGCCTTGATAGTTTTTACCGTCTTTGTTAGAGTGGTGAAGGATGATCACGGTAGCTCCCGCTTCACGTAAATTCTTAAGCGCGCCGAACAGTCTATTTATGCGGTTGTCGTTATTGATGTCTACGAAATCCCGCAAGCTATCCAGAATAAAAACGCAATCTTTGTAAGCTTTGCCTACGGCGTTTTCTTCTAGCTTTAAAACAAGCTCGAATCCGCAAAGCTCCAAAGTGGAGCGCTGGATATAATTCATATTCTCGTAGCTTTCTATAAGTAACCTATCTACGCCGCGCTGTTTGAGTACGCCTACTGGGTTGTCGTAGTCTATGAAAAACACCCTTTGACCCTCTTTGCAAAGTTTTTTAGCTAGAGCAAAGGCCATGTAGCTTTTGCCCGTGCCGCCGTCAGCGTAGATCAGTGTGATTAGCTGTTTTACTAAAAAGCCCTCTATCAAAAACTCGACCTTTTCGTTGAAACTATCCTTGGTTAGGCTAGAACTTTTTAAAAACTCGAAAATTTCGCTCATTATAATCCTTTTTTCCACAGCTCTTTTTCTAAAAATCCACGGCTTAAACCACTGCACCTAGCTAGTTTTGACACGTTTAGTTTTCCGTTTTTAAAGCGGTAAAAACTAAGATCGTAGCTTAGAACATTATTAAGTCTAGCTTGATACGATGCTCTCTTTTTTGCGTGTAGATTATCGAGGTGAATTTTTTGCTTAGTCGTCAAACCGTCTTTCCTTAAAATTAAACCTTTTAAAGAGCGTTAAAGTGGTTTAAAACGCTCTTTAAAGGGCTTAAAGCCCTTTAACGCAAATTCTTAATTTTTCTCGTCTTACAAACCTAGGCAAAAGCCTATTTTTGCTATCTTTTAACTTTTTATATTCACTCCAATAAATTTGAAAATCGCTCTTTATCTCGTTCATTTTCCTATCTCCAAGCTCTCTATCTTAGGTACTATCCTAAAATTATCTTTCACTACTCTTTTAAGGCCGAGTTTTACTAAATCCTCGTCTTTTAGCTCCGCAAGTGCTTCCTTGTTAGGCTTTTCTTCGTATATAATGCACTCTTTACCTAATCCAAATGCCTTTATTGAGCTTAACAAACTCTCAAGCTTGGCTTTTACGGTAGGTACTCTTACGCTTTTGCTTATGCGGTAGCCGATCTCGCCGAAAGTAAATTCCTTAGAGCGTTTTTCGGCAAATTCAGCCTTATTGTCCTCGCAAAATAGTGTGATTTGCTGCTCAATGTAGCTTTTTTCGCTCTCAAGCCTTTCAACTTCGCTCTTTCTAGCTTCTTTTATACGGTTACACTCAAGCGTTACTTCGCCGTTAATTTTTTCTATACCTACGCTTACTTCGCATAGTCTTTTTAAAGCGACATCTACGTCGCTAAAACTATTTATTTGCATGCCTTCCTCTCTTTCTGCTCTAATTTTCTTGATACCCCTTACTTTTAAGACGTATCCGTATTTTAAGCAGACAGTTAAATTCACCCTTTGCTTTTTAACTATCCGCAACGCTATCAATCAATCCACAATCCACGGTCTAAATCAAGCTCGCTAATTCCAAGTTCTCTTGCGTATTCTCTTTCTTTTCGCATACCCTCGCTATTAAAAGCGTCTGGGTGCAAATCATAAAAATACACGTAAGAGCAGTGGCTAAGTAGCTCAAGTCCAGCATTAAGCACGCATTCCCTATCTTTTTGCTCGTCGAATATATCGCTAAAAGCTAGCACCGGACTTATCGGTATATACCCCGCTTCTCTTACTCTTGCGCAAGCATTTTTGGCTATATATCTAGCTAAAAACGGGCGGTTTGTTTCGCTTACGTCACTTAGCCCCGCATAGGGCGTAGCCACGTAAACCATGCGCATCGTAGTTTTACCCATCGGTGTTTCTCCTTTCTTAAAATTTAACTTTATAGGAAGCTCCGCAGAGCTCCCGAAAAATCAAATTTAAGCTGCCGTATCGATCACTTTGCCGTCAGCGGTTCTTATAATATATTTACCCACCAGCTTAAACATACTCTTTGAGTAGTCGGCCTTTTGGCCCTTTATCATGCTTCCGCGCCTTATGCCCCATAGTTCACCTTTAGCACTTACCCTCATTTCAAATCCTTTCTCTTCAAATTCTCTTACCAGCCTAACTAGCCCCACCGCTTGCGTTCGCTCCACCGCGCGATTTTCAAGAGGATTTATAGCTATATCCATCATTTTTTACTCCTTACAACTATTACAACCGTTACAACTATAAAAGCAACATCTTTGTAGCCTCTTTGACTACGTCTTCGTTTATAGGGGTCTTTGCGTATTCGCTTAGCATCTTTGCCCTTCTTAGCAGCTTTTCGGTCTTTCTGAAATTTCCTTTAGCTAGCGCTTCTATTAGATCAATGCATGGTTTTTGCGTTACGCCGAAGTTTTTGCAAACTACTTCTAGGTCGTCTCTTATTTTTTTCTTGTCTTCGTCTACATAGGAAAGTCCGCCTAGTATCCATTTATTTCCGACTCTCGAGCTTAGCTGCTCTAGCTCGTTTCCACTTTTTGAAGCTGTTAAATTTATGAGCAGCTTGTTTGTGCCCACGAGTACCAGAGTAGCGCGGCTAAAATCGTGCATCCTGCGCAAGCTTTCAAGCGCGCGGTACGGCAAATGCTCGGCCTCGTCTATAATGATCGTTCTGCTTACCTTTTTTAGAGCTTCCGCGCTTTGACGTATTAGCTCGTCTATGCTTCCTTTGTCGTTTAGTCCGAGCTCTCTAGCTAAAATTTTAAAAAGGCTCTTTGCGGATGTATTTATGGTAGCCTCGATTAGAATGCTGTCTGGATGCGTTCTTACGTATTCGCGAACGGCTCTTGTCTTTCCGCTGCCAGCTACTCCGCTTATCATTGCCATATCTCTATCTTGTACCGCCCAGCCGATCACTGCGTGTATGCTTTTGGCGTCCTTGGTTTTTACGAACGGTAGCTCGTCTTGTAAAACGTCCACTTTTTGGATAAAATTGTCAAGATAGTTTTTAGCTGGCTCTTCTACTTTGTCGGCATACTTGTAGCTAGAGCCTTCTTTTATGTATCCCGAGATATATGCGGGATTTATCCCCAATGCCGTAGCGAATTTGTTCTGACTCATACCGCTTGATTTATTAGCTTCGATGAAGTCTTTTATTCTGTCTGCTAACTGCATTTTTCCTCCTTTGATTTTGGTTTTTAAATGTTTTAAACGCCGTTTAATAGGACTTTAAACGACCTTGAAAACATTTTTATTCTCCACTTGCTATCTCTATGGCGTCGTCTACGGAAAATTTCTTTTTAGTCGTTCGCTCTGCGGTAAATTCATTTAATTTATCGTAATCAAACCCCGCATTTATTATGTTATTTACCTCTTTTTGCCTTTTTATGGTCTCTTTTAGTGTCTCTATCTTGTCGTCGTCTTCGTAGTTAAAATTCTCAGGCTTTAACGCCTCTTTATGGGCTTCAAGCATTACTTCGAGATCGTAATTTACGTTTAGTCTAGTAAATTCGCTAAATTCGGCGCGTTTGATGACGGCTCGGATGGCTTTCATATCGTCTTTAAAGACCTTTTTAACGGCTTTGTAGGTTTCCGCGCTCATAGGGCATATCTCTTTATCCTTTGCTTCGCAGATGAAATTTCCTTCCAAATCGAATACGAATATCGAGCTTACGTCGTCTATATTTTCACTAACTAACACCTGGGTCTTTACGGCCGGAAGAAACGCCGAGCCGAATTCTCTTGCATCGTAACTGATTCCCTTTTTGCCTACCGTTCTAGGCTCTAAACCTCCCGCATGTAGCATAAATTCCTCTTTTCTTACGCCGCGAAGCGGAGTAGTATCGCTATTCCAACGATCCATCGGGCTTGATTTTTTGCGTCCTACGCTCATTATGTCCCATTTAAGCACCTCGGCTTCAAATTTAACCCTTACTTGGTCTAGCGTTAGTAGGTATTTAATGTTGGTCTTTTTAACAAGTCCTAGCTCGTCTTTTGCGGATCTATCTTTTTTGGGTGTTCTTTGCTCGATCGCCTCTCTCATGGCTAGATTAAATCCTATATATCCCGGCGTTTGAGAGATGCCTGCATGCTGCATCACCCCAAAGTGCCTCTCTACAAAGCCTTTTTCGTCGCCGCTATACGCTATGGCTCTATCGTAGTCGATATTTAGGCCGTTTAGTAAGTGTTGAAACTGCTCGCTTAGATAGTCTTTACCGTTGTCGCCCTTTATGTAGTCTGGCTTGCCTAGCGTATTAAGCGCTTTCCACATGAGTCTTACAAGGCCTAGAGCATTTGATTTTCTCTCTATACTGGCCACGCATCTGCCGCTATACACGTCCACGATGCTAAGGATATTGGCTCGTATCGCCTCGCCTTTTTCTCCGTCTCTTACCATCACGTCAAGCGGCGAGCTATCTATCTGCCAGCATTGGTTGCGTCTGGTTATCATCTCACCTTGATCGCCCAAAGCCGGCTGGAAGTAGCTTTTCGCTTTATCTTCGCCTTTCGTGATCATTATGTATTCAAGCTTGTTGGCGGCGTAATAGCCGTCTAGGTATCTTTTTATTACGCCTGCGTCAAAGAGCGGTTTTATCTTTCCGGTTAGAAAATTTGGATAGTTATGCGCTTCGCCCCTCCGCCTAAAATATTCTTGATGGAGTCTGCGGTAAAGCTCCGTTATATTTAGCCCGCCTGCGCCGTAAGCGCGGAAATTTTCAAGGATAAACTCTTTCATCCACTCTTCGAGCACGCTGGCGTTTTTCCTATGCTTGCCGCGCTTGTCTATCAGCGCAGCCGCGCCTTTTTCTTTGTAGGCTTTTTGCCATCTAAAAAGGTTTGCCTCGCTTATACGGCTGTCTTCGCAAAACTTTTTACATGACACGCCTTGTTTTTTGGCCGCCTCATACTCTTTTAGCACTCTTATCTTTTCGTTTATCTCTTCTTTTTCGCTACTGTCTAGCACCGCATATTCCTTGCTTAAATTTTCTTTTTTGCCGTCGCTCGCGTCGTATTTGCCGCCCTTTATTTCGCTAAATTTCATCCGTCTAAATCCGCTTTGCTCCGAGCCGTCCTCTATGTATACGTTTACGTCTTTATCTGCCTTGCCGCCTTTTATCGCTCCGTCTATATCTGCGATCTCTACTGCAAATAGTAGCTTTACTCCACCACGGCTTCTAGCGCCAGCATCTTGGATGCGAACGAATGGATATTTGGATGAGCCCCTATTTATAGAATTTGCTAAAGCTCTTGGATGTATTCCAAAAATTTCAGCAGCCACAGTAGTTTCGACATACATCATTTAGCTAGCCTTACTCTCTTCTTGTTCTTTTTTAAGACCACTTGGAAGCTCTTTGATTATCCCCTCACTTAAAAGCACTTCAAACACCTTCCTTGAAGTAGCGAAATTTTTATTGCCTACTACTTGGCCGTTTATCACCATATAGGTAGTGCGCTCGCTTAGATCGTGTTTTTTAGCCCACTGTCTTATGCTTATGCAGTTATCGGTGAAGTATTTCTTTATCACTTTGCGCTCCTTTCTTTTAATTTTCATATTAACAATGAAAATTTAAAGAACTATTTTTCGAACCTTTGAAAGATTTAATCTCAAATAAGATATAATTTTTCGTAGATTTGAAAGAATTATATAGTATTTTAACCTTATTTGTCAAGGTTAAAATACTATGTTTATACATTTTTTAATCAAAGGCGGCAAAATGGACGATCAAAGAGATAAAGTTATATTTGAAAATATGAAAAAGTTTTTCAAGGTCGATAGTCTCGAAGATGTAGCAGAAAGGCTAGGTTATTCTAGGAGCACGGCCGCCACATGGCGCTCAAAAGGCTTAACCTCAACTGTAAAGTTAAAATTCGCCAGTCTAAGCACTGATAAGGTTAATAAACCTTATAAGGATAAAGCGGATTTAAGGTATTTTGAGAATGTAACAGCAAGTGCTGGCTATGGCTCACAAAACGATGAACAAGATTATTCTATAATCCCTGTCGGCAGAGATTTTATGGAACAAGTTTTAAAAATACCATTTAAAAACTATGATGTAATTAAGGTTTTTGGCGATAGTATGGAGCCGTTTGCACAAGATGGAGACGCCGTAGTAGTGGATTTGGATGCAGAGGTAAAAAATGGAGACATAGTTATAGCAAACATCGGCGGAGACGTATATATAAAGAAATTTTTGAGAGACACGATACACAAAGAAGTAAAATTAACATCGTTGAATAGCTTTTATCAAGATATTATTTTAAAGGGCGAGGAAATAAATCAGTTAAAAATAATTGGTAAGGTTAGATGTAAATTTAATATCAATATGAAAATATTTTAATACATAAAATAAACTTAAAATGATGATTAATAGTTTAAGCTGTTTCTAAACAATATTTAAGATTAAAATAATTTTTTATTGCGTTTTTACAATGATGATTAAAAATAAAGCCACAAATACGCCAATTATTAGAATTAATCATCATTAAGCTTTGATTAATCATCATTTTTCTAAAAATTTGATGATTAATGCCTATATTTTTAAATTTTATCTATACTCTTGACGGCAAACCTTAAGCGAAATATACATTTGATACATAAATCTTGGGACGATTTTTGGGATGTTTTAAAAGGTGTTTAAAAGTCGATTATTTGGTATTTAAAGTCTTTTTGCGATGTTAAATTTTTCCACTTTTTTGGGACAAAACGGACGATTTGGGATTATAGGGATTTTTCTTGCAGCTGAATTTTTGCATTACAACTGAGAGTGAAGCTTTTTAAAATGCCTATTTTTCGCGCTTTCAAAAATCTCGTGCTAAAATTTCTCACTCTCATTTTCTATACCCCCTCACACAAGATCGAGCTAGTAAAATAATATAAATTTTAGGCGGTTTTTGCATTTTGGCTTTGAATTTATCATTAAATTTACAGCCATATAGTAATTATCTTAAAAATTTAAGCACAGTGGCATGCTAAATCGCAAAAAAAACAAGGGAGAAAAGATGCAAGAAACGCAAATTTTGATTAAAAAAAGAAGATCTCGCCGTCTATGACAAGGTGAGCAATAAAATTTTTGCAGGCGGTCTGCCAAAAGTCACGCTACTTTTTGGCGCGACACACACACATCCCGCAGGGCAAAATTTACACTGGCGCAGCGGACAGTAAAAAATAACGTGGATAAAGCATTTAAATGAAGAAAGATACGAAATTGATCAAAAATTTATCTTTGATTTTGGTATATTTTATTTGCTGATGACGATAAAAAGATCTTATGCGGTAAAATGAAGCACTTTGTGCAACAGGACTAGCTTTTTAGTGGTTGCATAAAAATTGCTAGTATAACTAATAAAAGATTGCAAAAATTCACTAAAAGAGCGAGATGATTAGCGAGTAGAAATTTAAAGAAGATAAAGGGCGCTGGAAATTTTAGCGATGAGCCGCTAGCTTGGTAGCAAAAGTCACTTGCAAGGTAAATTTGGCTGGCGGTAAATTGCAAAAGATTTTAAACTTGATCTAGCCAGTATAAATTTAATCTGCCATTTGCCTTTAAATTTACATATTTTAAGCGCGAAATTTATATGGCTCGCCAAAAAACAGCAATAATAATTTTACTACCAGACGCATATCAAAAGCTTTTGGCTAAATTTCGCCCTAGCTCGTCTGCAAAACTAGCCACGTCTTGCTAAAGTCGCGCGCCGCTAGGTCGTCCCTCTTTATCCACAGATAAACTCTGCCCTCTCCGTCCCAGTCCATGTCGCTATCCCAGTCGCTATCTATCTGCAAAAGCAGC